CTGCAGATAGTCTCGCCGGCGCCGGCTGACCGAAACGATGCGCCCGAGCCATCCCCTATCCCGTCAGAACCGCCAGCGCGCAAGCTTCCAGACGCGGCATTTGCTCGCATCCGGGCCTGGGTGAATTGATGCCCCTGAGGAGACGTTCACGAGAGCACTTCCCCACGCCGGACGGTTTCGGTAAGCCGCCGTTCGCCTGACCCACCGCGTGGTTGAGAAAGTTCGGTCGGCAGATCAAACTCGTTCGCGCACAACTGGACTACCCTCGGCGCTCGGTCGGCTGGTTGTCCCTCGGGAGGACACCTTGAGCAAAGAGCGGCTCGAGCGGCGGCTCGCTACTATTCTCGCCGCGGGCATCGCGGGATTCGCCATCGCTGCATCGCCTCTGTAAATCTGCCGGTACTCCGGCCAGATAGTGTTCGTCCGTGACGTTTCGGTAGCTGCATGGAACGTGCAAAATTTGCCGAGCTGAGCGCGTGGTTGACCGACGCCGGCCTGGCCGGCGAGAGCGAGACCGCGTTGCTCGACGGCTTCTGCCACCGCGCGATTACCGCTGGCCTGCTGCTTGCCCGCGCCGCGCTCATCATCGACACCCTGCATCCGGTTTACGAAGGCCGCGGCTTTCGCTGGCGCCGGGAACCGGTGCAGCCACAACCCGCGGCGGGCGGCTCCGGCTTTTGGGAGTCAATTGGTTGGCAACCCGAGGCCGGCCAACCGCAGACCGAGCTTGTCGAATACGGCCCCACGAGCGAGGGCGAGGCGGCCGAAAACTGGCGCCGCAGCGTCTTATTCCACCTGCTCGAAACCGGCGGTTCACTGTTTCGCGTGCGCTTTCATGCTGGCGAAACCACCGACTTCTCGACGATCGCGCGGATGCGCGACGAGGGGATGAGCGACGTCATCGTGATGATCACCCGCTTCGCCCCGTCGGGCGCGATCGGCGAGATGGATTGCGTCTATTCGTACTGGGCAACGGATCACGCGCAGGGCTTCGACGACGTCCAACTCGAGGCGCTTTCGGGCCTCATGCCGAAGCTGGCGCTCGCCGTCAAATGCGTGTCGCTCGCGCGCATCGCCGGCACCTTGGTCGAGACCTATCTCGGGCGGGATGCCGGCCGCCGCGTGCTGGCCGGCCGCATCCGGCGCGGCGTCGCCGAGCAGATCAGCGCCGTGCTGTGGTACAGCGACCTGCGAAGCTTCACCCGCATCGCCGATGAGGCCGCGCCGCAGCAGATCATCCCGTTCCTCAACGATTACGCCGAGGCGGTGATCTCGTCGATCTACGACAATGGCGGCGATGTCTTGAAGCTGATCGGCGACGGCACGCTGGCGATCTTCACTGCCGCGTCGCCGGCTGCAGCCTGCAACTCGGCGCTAGCCGCCGAGGCGGCGCTGCGCGACCGCATTGCCGATCTCAACCGGCGCCGGGCCAGTGACAACCTGCCGACGACCGAGGTCTATCTCGGCCTCCATGTCGGCGACGTGTTCTACGGCAATATCGGCAGCGACGAGCGGCTCGACTTCACTGTCGTCGGGCCCGCCGTCAACGAGGTCGCTCGCATCGCCGCGATGTGCCGCTCGGTGGAGCGCGGCGTCTTGCTGTCGCAAGCTTTCGCAGACGCGATGGCCCGGTTGGAACGCGGCAGGCTCGTCTCGGTGGGGCGTTACGCGCTTCGCGGCGTCGAGCGGCCTCAGGAACTCTTCACGCTGGATCCATTCGCGACGGTTTGACGTTTTCTCGTGCCCGATGAACTTGGGCCGAAGGCCGCTCCCGCCTGTTCGCGAACCGCGAGCGGCGCTGTTGTTTTTCCCCGCACCATTGGACCGCTCGGCCATCGCTCCCTAGGGTGGCCGCTTTCGGCGCACAAGAGACCGCCATCAGATCACGATCCGTTCGACCTCATCGAGGCTGACCTCATCGCGCCGGCGATCGTAGAGCTGTGTCGTGCGCGTCGAGGCGTGGTTCGCCATAGCCGCGGCCTTTTCGAGCGTGCCACCGTTCTTGAGATAGGCCGTGATCCCGGTTGCTCGGAAGCTGTGATTTCCGAGCTTCGTTCGGATGCCGGCGGGGACATTATCACATATAGAAGGGCACCGTGGACGTCGGCGTAGGCGAGCCGAGTGCACCCAACCCGCCATAGGGCGATGACAATGTTATACTGCCCCGAAACGTTAATCCCTGTTACCTTGTAGGGCCCACGAGACTTCTTCGCGAGGGGAGGACGATGATCAAGGTCTGTGTGCTGCGGTGGATTGCCTTGAGTCTTTTCGTGTGCGTCGGCCTCGGCTTGAGTAGCCGTAGTTTGCCTGCAGAGGATAAACGTGCCGAGAAAAATGACGGGCTGAGTGTCACTGTCGCCTTCGGCGCCGGGTTGAACACGCTCCCCGCAGTTGAGCCATCGGCCACTTACCGATGACCACTAGCCTCGGGAAACGACATCCCGGGAACGAAATCGCAGCGGGGGGTAAGTCCCTTCCGCGCTCGAAAAAGGGTTCTGGCAGGTAAGCTATTGACGAGACGGGGAAAACGCTCACGTGGCACGCGCGTGCGCTGATGCTTTGTCGGGCAATGCGCGCGACTTAGGCCTCGCCTCTTGGGTTCAGTCGTCGTCAAACGCCGACAGTACGCGCCGCCGACCGCAATGGCGTGAGTTTTTCCATAAGCGGGCTTATCCGGCTTTTGCTTGTAGGCGCCCGATCAAAATGTCACCCGTCTGCCAATTAGAGATGACACTTCCCGGGGGTTATCCGGGGGGTGTTGGGGGTGACGGTTCGGCTGATGAGCGATGGGGAACTTACAAGGCTCGAGGTGCGGCGTAAGCCCGAGGAACTTCGGGACAAAGCGCTAGCGATCATGCGCGAGCGGTATTGGGATTTCGGTCCGACGCTGGCGGCGGAGAAGCTGCGCGAGGGGCACGCGATCGCGCTCGGTCGCGAGACGCTGCGGCTGTGGATGATCGGGGCCGGGATTTGGGCTGATCGCAAGCAGCGGCGCAAGCACGTTCACCAGCCCCGCCATCGGCGCGAGTGCGTCGGCGAGCTGGTGCAGATCGACGGCTGCGAGCACTGGTGGTTCGAGGACCGCGGGCCGCAATGCACGCTGCTCGTGTTCGTTGATGATGCGACCAGCCGGTTGATGCATCTTCGGTTTGTCGAGAGCGAGTCGACCTTCGCGTACTTTCATGCCGCCCGCGCTTATTTGGAGGCCTGGGGTAAGCCGGTGGCGTTCTACAGCGATAAGCACGGCGTCTTCCGGGTCAACCATCCAGGCGCGCTCGGTGGCAATGGCATGACCCAATTCGGCCGGGCGCTGCATGCGCTCAACATCGACATCATCTGTGCCAATTCGAGCCAGGCCAAAGGGCGGGTCGAGCGCGCCCACAAGGCCTTGCAGGACCGGCTGGTCAAGGAATTGCGGCTTGCCGGTGTACGCACCCTGACCGAAGGGAACGCCCTCCTCCCGGCGTTTATGGCCGATTACAACGCGCGCTTTGCCAAGCCGCCGGCCAATAAGAAGGACCTGCATCGGCCATTGCGCGCTGGCGACGATCTGGAGGATGCGTTTGCCTGGAAGGAGGAGCGCACCCTCTCGCAGGCGCTGACGCTGCAATACGACAAGGTGATCTTTATCGTGGAGCCGAGTGAGCTGGCCAAGGCGGCGATCGGCAAGCGGGTGAGCGTCGTCGATTATCCCGATGGCCGGCTGTCGATTCGCTATCGGGGTGTCGAGTTGGCCTACCGGACCTTCGACAAGATCCGACAGGTCGACCAGGGTGCGATTGCCGACAACAAACGGCTGGGGCCGCTCTTGGCGATGATCCGCGATGAGCAGCTGCGGCGCGAGCCTGAACGTCGCAGCGGGCCGCGCCGGCGCGATCAGCGCGACGCCCGTCTTTTCAAAGTCGGCTGAGCCTGCGTGTCTACGTGCCGAGCGTGCTGACGCCCGCTCGGTAAAAAAACGGGTGCGGTCGAGCGCTGGTGCATCGGGCGCCGGTCGGGCGCTGCGCTACGCCCGGGGCTCCGCGCCCCCCGCCGCCCGACCTCATCCGACAGTGACATTTCCAAATGGCAGTGAGAGTGACATCTCTATTTGGTGGACACATTGCTGCGAGTGGCCGTGAACCTACCATGCGGGCGGCTTGCTAAAATTAACGAATTCCCCTCCACTAAGCGCGACGGGCAAACTGTCCGAGGTGCTTCTTGCTTGAGCGCCCTCACCAGCAGCGCCAGTTTCGCGACGATGATCGCGAGCAAGTCATGAGCGCGCGCCGGGCCGCCGAGGCGCTTTTCACCCCGAAACGGGGAGTCAGCGAGCAGTCTGGTTCCGATCCTGCGCAGTCAGCCAAGGTGCGCAAACCACGCGTGTTGCCAGTCTTGCCGCCGGCGCGTCACGAAACGGTCGACGTGCCAAGGGCGTCGGAGGAACCAACGGCACCCGAGATCCCTGCAAAGAAATTGGCCCGCCTTCGCACCTTGGTGAGATACTGAATGACGGTCTCGCAGGTTGCCGGCCTCTACCGTGTGCCGGTGGAAATGATCGAGCGGATTCTCCAGAAATCTTGAAAGGCGACCCGGCGCTTCGGGCCACACAAACCGGATTGCCCTACGATCGACTTATGTGACTGCGACCGCTAGCCGCGTCCCGATTGTCAGTGCGGCGAGCTGGTAGACGCATTGCGACCGGCGCGCCAGTCCGCAAGCTCCTCTTCATCGAGCCGCTCCGGCATGCGCGGGTGCTATTCGCCGGGCTCCGGCCGGATGACGAGCTGGGGATCGAGCTGGCCAACAATGTACGCTGCTCGGATTGGCGCGCTCCGGGATCTGCCGCCGCACCGACAGAGCGACGTGACCGCGACAAAATTGCGACAAAATCGGAAGCCCCTGCCGGCTCCGGATCGTCGATCTTCTTTTGCAAATGGCGATGCGTTTCCACCATCCGAAAACGATCGACCCGCCCCGGTCAGGACGGCCACGTACACGTCTGGATAGCGGATCGCGAAAGCGCGAAAATCTGATCTGCCGCCCCACCCAGGTTAACGCCTGCGAACGGGCCGCCGCGCGGTCGGCGCGATGAAACCCTACACCGGGCCACCAGCTACGCTCGGCAGCTCGGCGCGGTAGCGAGCCGCCTGCTCGGCCGGGTCGGGCTCGACCTTGGCGCTGGCGACTTGGTCGACGGAGGATTTAACCAACGTCCGCCCCCGAGGGACCGACGGTTCGCAGACTCAGCGCTGGAGGGGGCAGTCTCGAGCGAACTCGTCTCTGGAAGGCCAAAATTCCCTGTTCGCAGGGAAAATACAGGGAATTTCATCGATTCGAGGCCCTCCCCGACCCATTCGGGCGGCAAAATGGCCCCCAAGATCAGATGCTTGTGAGCGAATTCCCTATGCGACGGAACAGGGAATTAATTCGACCCGATCAGGGAATTAAATCGCTGCAGCAGGGTAACTTCTTTCGATGAGGGGAACAGACTTGGCTTGGCGTTCTTTGATTCGGTCCTAAGATTGCTGCCCGATCGACACTGGTAATTAACAACGCCTGCTGGTTGTTCGGGTCGGCCTTGCCTTGTGCTTCAGCATAAAAATTCGCCTTGACACTTATGCGCCGGAGATGGCAGACTGCCGAAATAGATCATGGAGTTTTGTGACCCGCCGGACCCCTTCGGCGGGTTTTGCATTTCAGGATCAGCGCCGGGTTAGCTGCGGTTTATCCGACCCGCGCCCCTGGGGCCGCTTCCGTCTGCGGATCTTGGCCGACGGCCAGCACCGGCCAAGTCTTCACGCGATCTCGACCGCTATAAGATCTTCAGCCCGGCAGGCACCGCCTCCAAGAATCGTTCGGGCAGGGGCGGCTGATCGCTTGGATAGTGCCACTAGGGCTTGTTGTTGGGGTTTGAACTGCACCGTGTTTTGACCGGACACCGGCTTTAGCCGGGGGCCTATGGATAAGCCTAGGCATCCGCCTATGTCGGACACGTTCTCGAAGGTCGAGGTAATCACCGGCGTCGGTAGCGTCGGGAAGGTTCTGCAAAATGCGATGAGCGGGCGGTCATGGTATGCGGGTGATTTGGCTGTCACCGGATCCTTTGGCGAGGATGCACACCATGACCGAGAGGCAGGGTAAGTCTGGCACGATCGACGTGAAAGCGCTTTTGGCTGGGGACGAGGAGTTTCTGCGCGCGCTGGTACAGACGGCGCTGCAGGAGGTTCTCGAAGTCGAGATGACGGAGACGCTGGGGGCCGAGAAGAGCGAGCGGACGGCGGGCCGGCTGGGTTACCGATCGGGCTATTACGGGCGGACGCTGACGACCCGGATCGGCACGCCGCATCGGCGCGCGCGATGACCCCGGCCGAGCGGCAAGCCCGCCACCGCGTCAGGCTTCGTCAGCCCGGTCAGGCCTCGCCGCCAGCCACGGTGAAGCGCCGCCAGCCACGGCCGCAACGCTGGGTGGCCGCGGTGGCGACACTGATTGACCTGCGAGATGATTACCGCGCCTGGCTCGACAACCTACCGGAAAACCTCGAAGGCTCGAGGCTGGCCGAAAAGCTGCAAGCGATCACAGAGATCGACCTCGACGAGCTGCAGGCGGTCGATCCACCCCGCGGCTACGGCCGCGACTGACACGCGAGGTCCTCGATCCGCGTCACCCCAGTGCCAGGACCAATTTTGCAGAGCTTGACGCACACGACTCCGGCGACTCCGGCGTCGCTCGGCGGCGACGCTTTTCGACCGAGTTGAAGCTGGCCGTGGTTGCCGAGCCGATGCAGCCCGGCATGTCGGTCAGCTATGATGCCCGCCGTCACGGGTTGTCACCCAGCTTGATATTTCGCTGGAGGCAGTTGATGAGCGAAGGCGGCAAGGAGGCCGTACGGCCGACGACGAGGTGATGGCGGCCTCCGAGGTGCGTCGCCTTGAAGAGCGGGTGCGCGGGCTGGAGCGGCTGCTTGGCCGCAAGACGATGGAGGTCGGAGTTCCTCAAGGAAGCGCTCGACTTTGGCGCGGGCAAAAAAACCGATGTTGCTGTCGCGCTCGCCACTGCCCGAAGATACCCCGTGAAGACGATCGCCGAGACGCTGGGCGTAGCCCGGTCCAACCTCATCGAGCGTCGTGACGGCACCGGGGCAAAACGCCGGCCACAGGACCGGCCAGGCGATCTCGAACTGAGCGCCGACATTCGTCGCTTGGTCGATCAGCGCCCGACCTACGGCTACCGTCGGATCGCCGCGCTCCTCAAGCGCGAGCGGCGATCCGACGGGCTGGCCCTGGTCAATGCAAAGCGCAGATATCGGCTGATAAAGAAACACGGCCTCCTGCTCGAACGCCACACCGGCTGTCGGCGTCCGCGCGAGCATGACGGCCAGGTCGCGAGGATCCGCTCCAACCTCCGCTGGTGCTCCGACGCGCTGGGGTTCACTTGCTGGAACGGCGAGGTGGTGCGCGTCGCCTTCGCCCTCGATTGCCATGATCGTGAGGCGATCAGCTGGGTTGCCACCACCGCTGGCATCTCCGGCGAGATGATCCGCGAGATAATGGTGCGCTGCCTCGAGCAGCGGTTCGGCGATATCCACGCGCCGCATCCGGTGCAGTGGCTCTCCGACAACGGCTCGATCTTTGCCGCCCACCGAACCCTGGAGATCGCCCTGACGCTCAATCTGGTGTCCTGCTTCACCCGGTCGAAAGCCCGGAAAGCAACGGCATGGCCGAGGTGTTCGTCAAAACCTTCAAGCGAAACTACGTGCGGGTCAGTCCGATCCCAGACGCCGCAACAGCACTCGGGCTCGTCGACCGCTGGATCGAGCGCTACAACACCGTGCATCCCCATTCCCGGTTGGGCTACCGCTCGCCGCGGGAATACATCATGCTTTCCTCACCAGCCGCGTGTCCGGTCTAACGGGGTCAACTCCAGGGTTGCTGCGCGATCTCAACCACAAAAGTCTGCGGATGGCTAATTTTCGCTTCGGGTCGCGGGGTGGCCGGCCATGTGTCGCGGATGTCCACATCTGCCGAGCGATCGGCCGGCTAGCGCTTGAGCGGCTTGCCCGCGCCGGCACGGCAAGAAGTGAATCGGTCAAATCGTCGAGAGCCTTAAGCTTGTCCCGATATTGATCGATGTCGACAAGTTGGTCACCAGTCACCGCCGGGTGCCTGGAAGTCGAACAGAGGCGGCCCTCTAAAATCATTCAATAATCAGGATCGTCGCCCCCGATTACGGCCGCTGTTCGCGGCCTTTTGTGTTTTGCACCCTCCGCGCCCGATCGGATCTGCCTCACGACCCCATCCCCGCTTCCAAAGAAGTGCGGTATCCCTCATCCCAAAGCGAGAGGCTGAGGTCCAAGTCGCTCGCTTGGACTTCCCGCTCCAGCTTCTCGCTCGTTTCCCCGCCCCTAAAACCCCAGCCCAAAGTGGAGTAGTAAATGAGAAACCTCCGCGTGTCGCGTGGTGCGGCTGCCTGTCTGGCGCCTCGGATTGAGATCGTCTACCGGTGCATCGAGCAGCTCAAACCGGATTCTGGCAACCCGCGGCTTCACAGCAAAAAGCAAGTTCGGCAGATCGCCAGCAGCATCGAGACCTTTGGCTTCAATGTTCCAATTCTGGTGGATGTCGATCTCAATGTGATCGCCGGGCATGGCCGGTTGCTCGCCTGCCACGAGCTCGGCTGGACCAAAGTGCCGACGCTCTGCCTCGACCATCTGACCCAGGCCCAAGCCCGCGCCTTTATGATCGCCGACAACCGGCTGACCGAGATTGCCACCTGGGACGACCGGCTGCTGGCTCAGCAACTCAAAGACCTCTCGCTGCTCGGTCTTGACTTCAGCCTCGAGGTGACCGGTTTCGAGATGGGTGAGATCGATCTGCGGATCGCCTCACTCGACGACCTGCCCGAGACGGCAAACGACCCCGCCGATGTGTTGCCCGAAGTATCGCTGGGCCAGGCGGTCAGCAAGCACGGCGATTTGTGGCTCCTCGACCGTCATCGCGTGTTGTGCGGCGATGCGCTCGATCCCGAGGCCTTCACCCTGCTGATGGGCGAGGAACGCGCCGCGATGGTGTTCACCGACCCACCCTACAACGTGCCGATCGAGGGTCATGCGAGCGGCCTCGGGGCGATCCACCATCGCCCTTTTCCGATGGCTGTGGGTGAGCTGGACAAGGCCGCGTTCACCGCTTTTCTCGGCCAGGCTTGCCAAAACCTTGCCGCCTTCAGCACCGACGGCTCGCTCCATTTCATCTGCACGGATTGGCGCCATATGGACGAACTGCTGGCCGCCGGTGCGAAAGCCTATGGCGAATTGAAGAATCTGTGCGTCTGGGTCAAGGACAACTCTGGAATGGGCGCGCTCTATCGCAGCCAGCATGAGCTCGTCTTTGTCTATAAACGACGCAGCGGATCGCACCGCAACAACGTCCGGCTTGGTCAGTTTGGTCGCAACCGCACCAATGTCTGGCGCTATCCGGGGGCCAATTCCTTCGCCCGCACGACGACGGAGGGCAATCTGCTGGCGCTGCACCCGACAGTGAAACCGGCAGCAATGGTAGCCGATGCGATCCTCGATTGCTCGGCCCGCGGCGAGATTGTGCTCGACGCCTTTCTCGGCAGCGGCACGACGGTGATCGCGGCCGAACGAATCGGTCGCCGCTGCTGCGCGATGGAGCTCGATCCGGCCTATGTCGACACGGCCATCCGCCGCTGGCAGTCGCTGACCGGCGAGAGTGCCTGTCACCAGGGCAAGCGGCCGCAGCTTTGATGACCTCGCCGAGGAGATGGAGGCCGCCAATGCCGTCTGACAAGAAGCGCGACTATGAGGTCGGCTACGGCAAGCCGCCGCGTCAGACCCGGTTCCAGCCGGGACAGTCCGGCAACCCGCGCGGGCGCCCGAGGGGATCGCAAAACCTGTCGACCTTGCTAAGCCAGGCGCTTGAAGAGCCGGTTATCGTTGTCGAGCACGGCCGACGACGTCGGATCACCAAACGTCGAGCCATCGTCACCCAGCTCGTCAACCGGTCGGCCAAAGCCGATTTGAAGGCCATTCAGCTCCTGATGCCATTGGTCCGTGACATTGAATCTCGTGCCGATCCCGGGTCGGCCGATCCATCGGTATTCGCCGAAGCCGATCAGCAGATCATCCAGCGCATTCAGGCGCGGCTCCGCGGGCGGGAGTGAGCGATGACAGATCTTTCGCCCGCCGAATATGACGCGATCCTGCGGTCTAATCTTGGCTATTTCACTGAGCGCTGTTTCAGCGAGCTCAACCCGCAGGCGGTGCTGTTGATGAACTGGCACATCGAAGTGATCGCGGCCAAGCTCGCGGCCGTCCGGGCCGGCCAAATCCGACGGCTGATCATCAACCTGCCGCCGCGCCACCTCAAGTCGTTGATGGCCTCGATCGCGTTCCCGGCGTGGTGTCTGGGGAACGACCCTTCGGCGCAGATCCTCTGCGTCAGCTACGCCCAGGATCTGGCGGACAAGCTGGCGCGCGATTGCCGCACCATCATGACGAGCGGATGGTTTCGGCGGATCTTTCGAACCCGCTTGGCGCCGCACCGCCAGGCGGTGCAGGAATTCATCACCACCCGTCAGGGATACCACCTGGCCACCTCGAATGGTGGCGTGCTCACCGGACGCGGTGCCGACATCATCTTGATCGATGATCCACTGAAGCCCGAAGAGGCGCTCTCCGACGCGCAGCGCCAAGCCGCCAACGAGTGGTACGACCACACTCTCTACAGCCGGCTCAACGACAAGCGGTCGGGTGCGATCGTCATCATCATGCAGCGCCTGCACGAGGACGATCTCGTCGGCCACGTGCTCGCTCAGGAGCCCTGGGAGGTTTTGAGCTTTCCCGCGATCGCCGAAGTTGACGAGGTGCACCAGATCGAGACGATCTGGGGACCGCAGATCTTCACTCGTCGAGAGGGCGAGGCTCTGCACCCCGCACGCGAGCCGCTCGACACTCTCGACCGCATTCGCCGCACCATCGGCGAATACAATTTCGCCGGCCAATATCAGCAAACGCCCTCCCCCTTGGGCGGCGGCTTGGTCAAGAAGGAATGGTTCAAATACTACGCCGAGAACGAACGCCCGGAGCGCTTTGACCGCATCGTGCAGAGCTGGGACACCGCCAACAAGACGTCAGAGCTCAGCGATTTCTCGGCGTGCACGACTTGGGGAGTGAAAGGCAAGGACCTGTTTCTCCTCAGTGTGTTCCGGAGGCGGCTCGAATACCCAGCCCTCAAGCGCGCGGTTCGCGAGCAGCAAAACCAGTTCGACGCCAATATCGTGCTGATCGAGGACAAGGCTTCCGGCACCCAGCTGATCCAGGAGCTGATCGTCGATGGCTGCTATGGGGTTACGCGGTACCAGCCGACAACCGACAAGATCATGCGGCTGCACGCAGACCGCGATCATCGAAAACGGCTTTGTCCGCATCCCGGAGACGGCGCCTTGGCTCGCTGAATACCTGCACGAGATGAGCGTCTTTCCGAAGGGTAAGCACGACGACCAGGTCGATTCGACCGCCCAATTCCTCGACTGGTTCAAAACGCCGATGCCGAGCTGGGGCATTTTCGAATATTATCGGCAACGCGCAGAGGAGCTCGAGCAACGCCGCAAACCACGACCGGTCCGAATAAGATGGGCGCCGGGCTCGATGGAATGGCAAGCCGCGCAGGAAGAGCGCAACAAAGCCGGCTGAACCGCGGAATCCGCTCCGGCGTTCGCTTCCCAGCCAAATCTCACCGAAACTCCCTATGGCCGGGACCGAGAGTTCGAATCCCTCTCTCTCCGCCGCTGAGTCCGTCCCGGCTCCGAAAATACAATATGCCTCCGCCGACCGCGCCGCTGCCGATGAACGCCACCTGCACCCTGGCTGATCGTGACGCTGCCCGAAAGCGGGGGAGGCGGTTTACCAAACCGATATGCCGAAATATCAGGGTATTCTGAGCGATAGCGATATTTGGGCGGTGCTTTGGACGGGCGGACCCGCCAAAGGATGGCTGCGGATCGACGCTATGAATATGGAGATCCTATTTTTTCCGTCTCGATTTTGTCCGGCATGGTGTTTCGTCGGTTCGATCGCTTCAC